CCACTCCCGGGAATACCCGTGAGCAAATAGTTCTTCTTATACGGAATCCCGAACTCGTCATATTCCTTTTCTTTCGTCAGGAACTCTTTAATATCGGTGCGAAATTTCTGTTTTAATTTGTCATCGAAATAAACGGTGTCGAGGGTGCGCGACGGGATTTTGTTATACCGCATCCATTCGCCATATTTCGTCATGACAAAGATGTGGAGCTTCGACTCGTCCTGTTCGTTGTTTTCAAGGAAGTTGTCGCTTTCGCGGTAAAAGTGGTGGAAGATTTCTGGTGAATCCGTGAGAATTGTCATGGATTCGAACTTCTCTGCGCCATCATGAGTGCCGACTGTTCTATCTTCTTGGCGGTATGATATTCGGAATTCTGTTGTTTTCTCCGGGTCGGTTTTTGTCGCTGGGACCGTATATTTGTATTTGTATTCACCGTAACCCATCTGCGCATAGCAAAAATCGTCCTTGTCGTATTTATAAGGTCGTCGGCGGAGTTTGATTGGAGTCGGTGGTTGCGTTGCGGGGTCATCGGTAGTCGGAGCCAAATACACCAAATTGTTTATTGTATGATACACATAAAGTAACATCTGATTGATGATGGAAGAGTTCTCAGTATAATATTTGTACTGTCCTATGGGCATTTTTTTCAGGTCGATAACCAGTTTCGCCGGTGGTTGCTCTGTTCCAGCTTCGCTGTCGGTGTCGCTTGATTCTTGCGGTTTAAGCATCGAATTAGTGATTTTGTATTGTTCGCTATTTTTTGGAGATTGGGAATCAGCACGTTCGAGAGACATCAGCTTGGTTATGTCGTTATATACCATACATGAATTACGTTTATATGCTATATTGACCGATAGAAATCGGGCAAAAACCGATAGAAATCGGTTTAAATACTAACCCATTATGTTTATTACACGAGTCGAATCCTACATTCAAAATGTTGGCTTTTCAGCATCCTCTCAAAGATATACCCGCACAGACACATACGCACCCCCTCGCCCATGGAACTAGTATCTACAACACACAAAATGATCTTCTTCTTCATAAAGTCCTTCGATTCTACCATGAAAACGGCGGTGAAAATATGGAGAAAATGCTTGCCGTCATTAACGGAACCACAAATATATCTCTCCGTATTATGGACTGGTTTGTTACGAATTACTCGAAGAAGCATTATACAGTATATGACCTCGAAGGCAGCGGAACACCACCGAAACGATTCAAGGTGTATGTTGATTATAAGTTGAAGCTTCGCGCATATTCGAAAAAACGTTTCGACCCTTTCTGTCGTTGGGAGCGAATCAACGTTCCTCATATGGGCGGGACCACTTATATTCAAACCACACTTGGGCAGTTGAATTTTTTTAAATGGGCGATCGAAAATCAGGTGCTTCGATATATCCACGAGAACTATTCGGTCATCGAGTCAGACATGAATATTCGGAATAATACATCGCGTAAGATGGCCAAATCGCATCAAACTTCTTCGACAACCGTAGATGGAAGCGAAATAAAAGTCGATGAACCTACCGAAACCGTCGCAGCATTAGGTACCACAGAGACAGAGACAGAGACGTCAAAACCGAAAAACCGGAAGAAACGGGAAGAACTGTCATCATCAGCTACCAAAAGTATTAAGAAAGAATTCGTAGATATTGTGATTACGTTTAATTGAACCGAATAATCGTCCGTAAATTAGATAAAAACAAATAATATTGTTAGTATAACTAATAAAATTATTTATTGTGTTAATTCTAAAAATGGGTAACCAAGTTAGCCTCGTTCCAAAAGTAAGTTATGAAGATATTCAAATGGTCGTATATCGAAACTCGCACGTTCAACATTCGACGTTGTTAATCAATACGCTACCTCCGAGTCTCCAACACTGTCTTATAAAAACCACGCTGGATATTCGTTTTGAAGAACGTGTTGTAAATGCGCTTATTCACAAATCTCCAGACATTATGATCGTCGTTTATGGTAAAAATTCAAATGATATTACGATTCTACATAAATATGACCAATTGGTGAAACTCGGATTTACGAATGTTCATATTTACACCGGAGGTATATTTGAATGGATGCTTCTTCATGAAATCTATGGAAAAGAACTATTTAAAATAACGAAATATGAAATCGATATTCTGCGTTATCGTCCGAAGTCTGTATTGCTGGCTGCGATGGCGGGGGGTGGAAGCGTTGGCGGATTTATTGAAGATGGGGGAGTTGGCGGTGGCGGCGAAACGCGACATTCGAGAGATTTCAACGATCATAATAACGATGATGATTATCGTATTCATATTCCGGATGAGACAACTGGTAACGAAGATAATGCCAACGGTGCCGGAGGCGGTGGCGCAGGAATTATTACATCTGGTCTGAAATGGTTATTCGGATCATAACAAAGAATATAAACATCGCGATATATAAATGATTATAAACACACACACGCACATCACATACACACACATCACAAACGCCCACGAATGAAAATCTTTGTTCATCATTATTCGAAACTCATCAGTCGAAAACAACATATTATACGACAGTTTGAAAGACACGGAATCACCGACTACGAGTTCATCGAGAAGTTCGACAAGGACACAATCGCTGACGAAGAATGCCCTGAATTCAGCCGCGATTATATCACCAAACGTCGAACCGAATTATCGCTTCATTTGAAGCACCTTTATTTATATCGGTTAATAGTTCAAGAGAATTATGATGAGGTTCTCGTTTTTGAAGACGACGTCATTCTCTCAACAGGGTTTTTAGATACCTTATCGCGATACATGACACAATTGCCGAAGGATTATGACATGTTATTCATCGGTGATGGTTGTAATTTACATATTCCTAGAAGTCAACAAGTTCCGAATCAATATATTTATGAGAAATGCCTTCATGAGACAGCATGGGGTGGCAACGGTGCTGCAAAATGCACCGACAGTTACATCATCAGTAATCAGTGTGCGAAAAAAATATGCGATTATGTCGCGGGATTGACAAAGAAAATCGATTTGCCGGTTGATTGGTGGTTGAACGAAGTCGCGAGAGATCTCAGGTTGAAAGTATATTGGGCAGAGCCAACGATTGTTACACAAGGTTCGCAAAATGGGATGTTTCAAAGGACGATTTAGATTTATCTTATTTTAATTCATTTCATACGAATGGCCTTTTGGTAAGTTCATCAAAAGTCCATTCCTTCTTCTTCTCACCGTGATATGGTCGCGCCCAACCTCCATGTATCAATATGTCGGATATACTTTCACCAGTTTCTAGATACAAATCACCTAACACTCTTCCGCCATATTTATCCCAATCACGAATACAGATTTTGGCGATATTTTTCGGGAAAAGCGATCTCATATAATCTCGGACTTTTATCGCCGCTTGGCGTTCTTCCGGTAATCTACCCTCTCCCTGTTTTATCTCTGGCGTATCAATACCAAGAATACGTAATGAAAATCGCACGGGAACATCGCCAAACAATACAATAATCTTTACGGTATCTCCGTCATATATTTCTTCGATTCTTGCGTGTTTGAATTCATTCTGGAAAGGCACTTTCGGCACCGTCTTTGGGTCGATTGATTCAAGGCGGACTAGTTCGTTCATTTTATGCGTTTGTCGTTCGTATAGTATATACACACGTTGGCTTTATTACCGTTCAAACCTACGGACGCGGGTGTGGTGCTGATTTTGCCTATGACGAGAACATCTTCGTATAATACGCAAGGTCTAATTTTTCATATTTGAGTTCATTCTTATCACGTTTGTCCTTGAAATGAGACAACGTTGTAACCAATAATTGTAATGAAATGTCTGACCATTTCTCTACAATAAGCACAGGTAATCCTTCAAATAATTCGTTGAATACAGATGTACGCACGATAGGGATACAACCGCATAATAATGCTTCCCATGTTCGATGACAATCCATTCCATTTCCGAAAGGCGACAAAACGAATGCGAACTCGGTCATGTTTCGCCATGTTTGTGTTCGAGGAATGAAAGTGGTTTGCTGAGAGATAAGTTCGGCGGGTATCTCTCGAATCGCGGTTACACGATCGTTGAAACGGTCAGGGCACAACATAACGTTTGAGTATATACGTATTTTACGCTGATGAAACGGTTTCATGCCTTCGCGGATTTCACGAATAAGGGTGTGTTCTTGTTCTACTGGTGTGGTTCCTTCATACGATTGAGTCCCTTCTTTGGCGACCCATGGATGCCAAGGTTTCGCGCTAATCGTATGATAATCTAACCCGATCGGTATTTGACGCAGTTTTTGTGTTACTTTTTGTATTGCGTCTTCGAGTGTTTTCGGCGCATCACTTGCTTTAAAAACCGCCGCATTTGCCGCCCAAAGTTTGGTTGTTTTCTCTATTAGAAACGTGCGACACGCTTGAATATCCATGTTCTGAGAAAATAATCCACACATATTTGGGTGAAGCATAAACATCGCGAACATATTATGCTTATCTCTCGGCAACGCTTCATGAAACATCGTTAGGTCACCGTCGCCGCATACGACATAATACGGGATCATTATATTAGAAGCGTAATTTTGTAAAAAATTCTGAAATGCGTCGCAGCATACGTAGATGGATACAGGGGCCTGGTTGTGGTGGTGCTGGCGATAGTTTTCTTGTTCAGAAATAAAAATACGAAGATGTTCAAGGTCATTCGGGTTACTTGATGTCGGATTCGCAGACCGGATTTTACACGATTTTAATAATCCACGACTAGATACGAATTGACAATCATTTTCATCGTATGTTAATGACATATAGTAGTATATTATTCAATATGGACAGTAATGTTTAATTTGTTTAACGCATGGGTGAAAAAGAATATCACCACTCTCTTATAGCATTAATCCATATATAAATTCAGTAATACGTTCCATACGTTCCATCATCACATTCGATGTTTTATTCATATCTTCGTTTGCCGGCAATTCAAGAAGTGGACAGTTTCTTCCACGAATCCAATCTTCGTGGTATTGATGACACCTCTCAATATAATCAGCTTGTATCGTTTCTCCGGACCGTGCACGTTTGTGAATACGTTCCAAGCAAACATCCGGCGAAGCATGAATATACACGATCCCTCCCAACGGAACATCGGTGAGAAATTCGTCAAACCACATTGTATAAATCTGGAACTCGTCATGTGAAATATCTCCCGCATCATACAACATTTTTGCGAAAACATTTCTATCGGTTTCAACACTCCTTTCGGTAATAATAAGCTTGATTTTTGGATCCTTCACGGCCTTGCGAAGTAAAGAAAGACGCGAAATATACGCCATCATCTGGAATTTAAAGGCGTTGGCACGAATATTCTTGTATAAATTCGTCAGTATATTCACGCCGTGTTCGTCACATACCTCATTCCATAATGCCACAGGTTCGTCTAAAAAACAAACCTCTTCTTCAAACGATGTTATATTTGGGAATAGTGGCGCCTTTTCGCGGCCGACAGACGTATCAATTTCATTCCTCAAATATTGTTCATATTCTTCACATGTAGTTGACTTTCCAGACCCGATATTCCCGTCAAAGCTTATAATAAGAGGAAGAGGCATATGGTAATATATATGAACTTTATAATATAAATTAGGTTTATACACTAGTCCGTTTATATTGATTGTAACTTTAAACTCAGGGTTATTTTTAAATCAATTTTATTACATATGACTAGTAAATGCTTATTTTTTATAAAACTGTAAAAGTAATGGTAGATTCTATGACTGTTGTAAAGAATAAAAATGGAAGATGATATAAATGCTAAGAATATAAAATATATATTTCATATTTTGAAATTTTAAATTTTTGTATTTCAAACTACTAAGTTTATATATTCCATATGATATCACATAGGCTAAAATAATACACACAATTATAAATACAACATGATATATTACAAACATAAATATATACATTTTACTTTCAACAGTATGTTTGTTAAAATCTGGAAAAGAATTTATTAATACCTTGTCAGAACCTTCATAACTTTTTTCTCCATGAATACGATAAATCATAGGGTGACAACTTCCAGTATAGATGGTAAAAAATAATTTAAAATTAGTAAATAGCAGATATAACATATTAGGTTCAATTTTCATGTCTTTCGCTAAATCTTTTAAATAAAAACAACCGATTACAAGTGTGTTAATATTATCATTTGTTAGGTTCAGTACATCATAGTTTCTATAAAAAGGGCGTCTAATTGTATATGATAATCTGTTTTCGAAATACATTTGAACCCACCAACTTTGCATTTCAGCAATTGCCGCGATGCTTCCCATTGTTGGTCGTGCAAATCCTATGAACGCAATATTTGATGTGTTTTTTGGTATAATTTTTTTGATAAATTCATCATTATAAATTGACTTTTTTAAAAATGGAAAATATTTTTTATACCCTGTGGCACATACAATAATATCTACATTTTCTATTATTTCTTCTTTTGTATATACAGTATTTCCAATAATTTTATCAGGGTAATAAACTACATTTACTTTATCGTCGAACATGTCTATCATAAATTCGGTTCGTTTAACCACATATTTCAAAAATAAGTTATCAGGAGTTTTATTTATATCGCATAATTTACTATGACTATGATTACATTTTCCACGACATTCATAAAATGCAAGCATCGATCTACCATACTCATGCCAAAAATAGGACATCGGTTCCGGTAAAGAATACTCGATATAACTTAAATGTGCGTCTGTTGGATAATTATTTAAACTCAACAGGTGTAATAACTTACTGCGAGCAATATCATTTTCTGTGTCGGTGTTAAGTTTTTTATTCTTTTCAATAATTTTTTCAAGCCTGTCTATGTTTTCTTTAAATTCTGCACCAGGAGGGAACCATTCTATATAATCTTTTGAACTGTAATATAATTTGTTTGTATTGGTAGAAATAATATGCCCTATATCATATGCTGATTCTCCACCCCCTAATAATAGTACCTTTTTATTATTAAATTTATTTTTCCAATCCATTTTATTCATATTTCTATAAACTGATTCTGTATGAATAATCTCACCAGTAAAATTTTTTATTATTTCTGGAAATTTTGGGGTTTGATTCAAGCCATTACATACAATTAATTTTTTAGATATTAGTTTTTTTGTTTCATAATTATTAACATATTCGACTACCCATTCACTATTTTCATTTTGTTCGCAATTAGTTACATTTGAACCATACATGATATGCTTTTCCAAACCAAATTTACTTTTATAGGAATTTAAATAATCAACATATTGTTGAATAGTAAACCAATCTGGAATATCTTTACTCATAGGGAAATCACTAAAACAACTCATATATTTTGAAGAGCTCCAATAAAAATAGTCCTTTTCTTTAATGCTTGAAAACAACCCATTACTGCTATTGTTTTTTTCTAAAACAACAACATTATAACCTTTCTCTATGAATGTTTTACAAGTAGTCAATCCGCTTTGACCTGAACCAATTATACAAATATCACAAATCATCGTGGTATTATATAATTATATAATTATGTAATTTTAATAATATTGATATGTATATTCAATAATAACTGTATGAAGATGATAAGAATCTAATTAAATTCTCATACATGTAACTTTGTCTGTAATACTTTTATGACTAAAATTGATTTAAAAATAATTTACATTTATTAATGTATTGTTCATAAATCAAATGTCAGGATCAGATTCAACACTTTGCCAAGTGAAGCTTACAAGCGAGGAATGGAATGGAATCGAAATTATGGAACCCGACGCAGAAATGCGTATCTTGAAACTCATTATCGACGGTTTTCATAATGTGAATCATGTTTTCAATCTTCACATGTCACTTATTTCACGACTGAAAATCGCGATTACACCTGAGATCGAGGATCATTTGTTTCATGAATATTTCAAAAAACGGGTTGAACGCATACTCAGTTTGCTTGACACAGTTGTTGACGCCGTCGCTGCTACGGGTTCTAGTGGCAAGAAGTTCGAAATACGTGCGAGATCGAAAAATACGTTGAAAAAGGTGGATTTGATGAGAATTCAGAATATGAATACTACATTCGGGGGTTCTGGTGATACGTTCGATCATCACATTATAAATACGATTGAATCGATTGTTGAAACAAAGAAACCAACATTCAAAGACGGTGAAGACGGCGGTGCGGCGAGTCCAAATGAATGGATGAAACATTATTATACGCTGAAACTTATGCTTCACAAGTCTGTGGTCGGTGTGAATTCACATATTATTGATTTTGCCAACTACGTCGTCGAGGTGTTAAAGAACCAAGTTCAACTTATCGGTTTCATTCGTAATGCTTACCGGTTTATCGAACAGAATGATGCTGTCTTCAAATATGCTGATTACCAATTATATGATCATCAAAAACAACTATTTACGGTTGCGAAACGACCAGAATCAAAGTTGATTCTATATATCGCACCCACGGGCACAGGAAAAACACTATCGCCACTTGGTTTATCCGAGAAATACAAGATTATATTTGTGTGTGCGGCACGGCATGTAGGCTTGGCGTTGGCAAAGGCAGCGATTTCGATGAAGAAACGTATCGCATTCGCATTCGGTTGTAGCAACATCGACGACATCCGTCTTCATTATTTCGCGGCAAAAGAGGCGATACGTGACAAACGTAGTGGACGTATTCGTAAAGTCGATAACAGCATCGGTGATAATGTCGAAATCATGATTTGCGATATTCGATCGTATTTGCTTGCCATGCGGTATATGATGGCGTTTCATCCGCTGGATCAACTTTTGATGTATTGGGATGAACCAACAATATCACTCGATTACCAAGATCATGTTCTTCACCCGATTATTCATCGCAATTGGAGCGGAAATATGATTCCAAATGTTGTATTATCATCAGCTACGATGCCGCGTGAGGACGAAATAATTGATGTGATTCAGGATTTCAAGATAAAGTTTCAAGATAAGGGCGCTGACGTATATAGTATTATCAGTCATGATTTCAAGAAGTCGATACCTATTGTGAATCAGGGCGGGTTCATCGAGCTGCCGCATTATATGTTTGGAGAGGATTATGACCGGGTTCTGGAATGCGTGGAACACTGTAAAACATACAAGACGCTGATGCGATATTTCGATTTACGAGAGATTTTGCGGTTTATTGCGCTGGTTACAAAACCAGTTAAAGACGCAGATGAGAGCGACGACGATGACGAGAGCGATGATGACCAGAACGATGATGACGAGATCGAAGATGGTGATCAACGTGAAAAAACACATGCTCACGATCCAGATACAGACGACAACAAAGGCTTGATCATCACATCACAGCGATACCTCCCGGAAAATATGTTTGCTGATATCGGTGAAATCACAATGACAAGCATTAAGGAATATTACTTACTCCTTCTTGAAAATATACGCCCGAAATATTGGGGTCGTGTCTATGAAACACTCATCAGCGTTCGTCGGCCAAAATTCGAGTCTGTCATCAATCTTTCCACGAGCGACGCTCATACACTCACGGATGGACCAACAATTTATCTTACAGAAAACGTCGATAAAGTCGCCGCATTTATGCTCCAAACCGCGAAAATTCCTAGTGTTGTAATGAGCGATATCATGGAAACAATCGACTTTAATACTCGTGTTATCGAAGAAATCACAAAAACCGAAAAGCTGATTAAAGATCTAGAAGGTGAATCTGCGGAGACCAACGGTGGTGGGACTAGCACTAGCGGTGCTGACGAGAAGAAAACAAGGAAATTCACATCGGACACACGCGTGAATCCAGAAACAGAACGACTTCATATGAAAGTGGAAGAGTTGAAGAAATCGGTGAAATATACTGCGCTTCATGAACTGTTTGTTCCCAATAGGTTGGAGCACCTGAAACGTTGGACGAAGCGCACCGCAATCACGAATGAATTCACGTCGTTTGTGGAAGATGAAGTAGTTGAGCAGATTATGCTTTTGAACGTCGCCAATCACTGGAAACTCCTCCTTCTCATGGGCATTGGTGCCATCACGAACGCAACAGATCAAAAATACACCGATATTATGAAGACGCTCGCTAAGCATCAGAAATTATACCTCATTATTACAGCAACAGACTATATCTATGGCACGAATTATCAGTTCTGTCATGGATATATTGGCAAGGATTTAGAGGGAATGTCGCAGGAAAAGGCGATTCAATCGATGGGGCGTATCGGGCGTGGTGCGATTCAGCAAGATTATACAATTCGGGTGCGTCATGACGCGATATTACACCATATCTTCACCGCAATTCGAAGTTCGGAGAAGCCGGAAGTGTGCGCGATGAACCGGTTGTTTGTTACGGATGCCGACTAAACATCTCTTCAATCAACTTTTCTAGTGTATCATATTCAAATGTCCATTTTAACTTTTCCCGCGCTTTTGTCGCATCACCTAATAAAAACTCGACCTCACATGGACGGAAATATTTCGGATTTATTTTTACTCGTGTGATGCCGGTGGCCGCATCTTTACCGACTTCATTTACGCCTTCGCCACTCCATTCGATCGTAATACCTTTGAATGCGAATGCCTTTTCGATAAATGCGCGAATCGTCTGCGTTTTTCCAGATGCGAGGACGAAATCTTCTGGTGGTTGCTGCTCCTGCTGTGGCTGCTGAAGCATGAGCCACATACCATATACATAGTCCTTCGCATGTCCCCAGTCGCGCTGACTGTCAATATTCCCCAATTCAATACACTCCTGCGTTCCATTTAGAATATTCTTGATCCCACTTACAATTTTCATCGTTACGAAGTTCTCTACTCTACGACTACTTTCATGATTGAATAAAATTCCATTTACTGCATATAATCCGTATCCTTCGCGATAGACTTTCGTAATATAATGAGCATACACTTTCGCGGCGGCATACGGTGAAACCGGATTAAACGGTGTATTCTCATTTTGCGGGGTCTCTTTTACCGCCCCAAACATTTCACTTGTTCCTGCTTGATAAAATCGAATCTTGTTTTTTATGGATGAGGGCAGCGTTCGTATCACCTCTAGGATGCGTAACACACCTGCTCCATCAACATCATTCGTATATTCAGGGATTTCAAATGAAATTGCGACATGGGATTGCGCAGCGAGGTTGTATATTTCAAATACTTCAAAGTCGGGGTGCGTTTGTATAATATTGTGTATAAAATTCGTTAATCCAGTTGTATCGGTCATGTCACCATAGCGCAGGTTTAGTTTATCGCGAATATGCTCTATTCTTGTGTGTGAAAATAGCAACGATGTTCTGCGGACAATACCAAACACTTTGTATCCTTTGTTGAGTAATAATTCGCTTAGGTATGACCCATCTTGACCGGTGATTCCGGTAATAAACGCAAGTTTTGACATAGTATCTATTATTTATATTTCAAGTTCTTTATATGAAATATAATAGAGTATATTATATCACGATATATCATAAAACATTCATGTCTGCTACCGCATCTGCTGCTTCTCGTCCTCCTCGCCGCACCGCCTTGCTCGTTGGTATCAACTACAACGACAATCCTGACGCCACCTTAAACGGCTGCTACAACGATGTCGTAAATGTTTCGCAGTATTTACGCACCACGTTAGGGTATGACTCTGCGGCGATCACCATTCTTACCGATGGAAACCGTGGTGCCGCGGGTGCCGGAACTGCGTCGGCTGTCCCACCTACCCGCCAAAATATTATCGCCGGTATGACCGCCCTCGTCAGCGGAATGGTCGCCGGTGATGAAGCCATCTTCCATTTCTCAGGCCACGGGTCGCTGGTTCGTGATACAAATGGCGATGAAGCCACCGGCCTCGACTCATGTCTTTGTCCACTCGACTATAACGCACCCGCATCCGCCGGAGGTGGTATCATCACCGACGATGAAATCCGCGCACTTCTCGTGAATAAGGTGCCTCGTGGCGCGCGTCTCTATGTAATTCTGGATTGCTGTCATAACGGAACAGGGTGTGATGTCCGATATAAATACGAGGATTTCAGTATCCTTCTTCGACCCCCTTCTGGTCGCAATCCCGCCATATGGCGCACGCAGCAGAAAGCGTTTGTTCAAAGCAAATATACCGACACCGCGGGCGATGTCTTTATGATCAGCGGCTCACGTGACGAACAAACATCCGCCGACGCATATATTAACAACGCATTCGCCGGAGCACTCACCTATGCGGTATTCTCGATTCTTCGTGCCAATCAATCCACCATCCGCACCTATTCATGGAGTGCGCTTCTTCGCGATGTTCGCCATTTTATGCGCGTCAATAAGTATTCCCAGATTCCGCAGGTGATGACCGGACAATTAATTTCTCCGGCACAACCGGTTTTTGCCATCGGGGCGGCGGCAGCGGCCGGAAGTAGGGGGGTGGAATCTAGCGGATTACAACTGACTTCCGGTTCGGTTAGTGTAGTAACTGCGGTGAGCGGCAGCGGCAGTTCTAGGGGGGTCAGCGAATCACCCTCTACCTTATATTTGCTGTCATCAAGACCGAAATCCGGTATGACGTCACGCCGAGCTCGCATTCAGTTTTTCGCATGAAGATAATTTATAAGATTGTATGTCGTGGTGGTTTCCCCGAAAATTTTTTGATAACCATGATGATCATGGTGATCATGAATGTATTCTAAAAAAATTGAAATGTTTTTTTTACAATACGTCAAACACAGCGAATCAAGCAAAGAACAATACGAAACAAGAAATGGCTATGAATGTGAATGCGAATACTGGTGTCAACCCCAATCTCGAATCCCTTATGAGGGTTATCGAAGAAAATCAAGGCAAAATGTCAGAAGGTGAGTATTTGGAAGCGATGAATGCTTTATGCGCACTACACCGTGAACATGAGCAACATCGTCAGCAGCAAGCACGTGCTCCGGCGGTCGTCGGTTCAATCCCGATTGGTCGTCCTCCTTCTTACGCGGCATCTGTGCCTTTGTTTGCGTCGTCGGTTCGAGTGTTGCCACCTGGTATGGAAGGAAATCTCACGGAACAAAGGGCATGGGAACGTGTTAAAAATTACCACCCTGACCCTTTTCAGAACCGAATTTCTGCGGAAGAATGGATGCTCATGACATATGAAAATCGATTTCGTCTTGTCCGTGAAGCGACAGATCATTATGCCAGCAAACAAGAGTCACTACATTGCACACCAGACCCAAAGGTTTGCCCCTTCATCACAAGACATGCCGTCGGTTGCTGGAGTATGGAAGATAATGGTGAGACGAAATGGGAATGTGTATGCGGCTACACCGGAAAAGTGAAGAATTGGAAGAAACACGAACAAAGCGAGCGTCATCAGGAGTGGGCAAGACATCGCACTGTGAGCAGGCGAAAAATCGAGAAAATGAAAGCGATGATCAACGACGATGAAGCCGGCAACTTTATCCGGTTTGCGTGTTATGCGCCAAACCCACGAGGACTGTATCCCGGCGGTATTCGTATTTACACGGTTTGGCAGGACAAAAACGAATGGACAAATCCTGAGATGTTTGACGATATTCACCGTAACCCGGTTCCAGTCGTTCACTTGGATGAACATGGCAACGTTGGTGACACCACGACAACGTGGTTTGTTCATCGCAGAAACATTTGGGCCAGGCAGTATGTTCAGTAAAAATAGTAAGTGTGTGCGCGTTGTGTGTGTAAAAGAGGTGCGGGTATGCCTCATTTTTTATTGAACTTATTACTATAACAAAAAAGTGTTAGATCACACACACACACTACTTCATTTACAAGCGTTGATGCTCGATATATTTACCTATGATTTTCCGCATCGCCCTTTCACACAAATCAGCACTCTCGTTTTCTTCTTCGGTGTTTGCCCCTACTGATGCTGCTGATTTGGTCGCTTCCACCGACTGTAAGAATTTTACAGCCCCAAACGCCTGTTCGTAGGTTGGCGGCATCGAACGAATGATGTAGAATGATGCGTCACGGATTGGTGTATCGTCCCAAATCACCTTTCGCATGAGTTCCCAATGTTCCTGAACCATCTCTTCGTACTCGGTTCTCGGTTTTTTTTCGAACCAGCTGTCTTCGTTCTCGATAAGCATCACGAGCCGGAAATCGTTGGTGTAATGTTTGTGATCGCCGGCCATTTCAATCCAGATTCGCGATGTTTTCACGTATTTTTCTTCGTATTCTTCATGTCTTTTCTGAAGAGCGGGAGGGATCGGTTTCTGCCACCTCGGTGTATATGAATCGGTCAGACACACAAGCGGAAACCAGTCGATACTAAGTGTGCTTCGGTACGATGAAATCTGGCACGGGTCGGTCTTCAACCAGTGTTCGCTCTTGCAGTAATAAGGCGTGTGTCCAATTTCACCGCAACGGGAGCACTGTTGTTGAAGCAATACTGGGCATGTGATTTTTGAACCAAATTCCGGCCCGCTTTTCGTATAATGCGTCTTACAGTCTTTGAGGGGGAGTCCGCGATCGCGACAAAACTTACAGAAAGGACGTCGCATTTTCGTTGATTTGGTCTGGGTTCGGCGCGTTGTGGTTCGCGCAAGGTCAGCTTTTTGTTCATCTTCAACACGGTTTGCTTCTGTTTCATCATTCCAGATATTCTTGAAACGTATTGGGCAAAATGTGTCATAAAATGGAATTGCATCATTCAATTCGCTTTCGGAAATTTTTTTCAAACGGTATGGTGGGAGTTTCGCCATATCCAAGCGGCGGTATTTGGGCTGAGGAATCGTCATCATGTTCGTCGTGGCAGTCATCGTTGTTTCTGTTAGTAACTCTGTGAATCTAGACAAATCAAAAAAAAACATTTCAATTTTTTGTATCCGTTCCAAGTCACATTGATCTCATTCATAATTTCATTCTCATAAATTATTTACATACATTCATATGCGTCTCCGTCACTCGAATCACCAGAACACGATGAAGGTTGATGTATCGATTTCTTAGGCTTGCCGTGCTCCCAGACCCCTTCAAATATAACAATTTCGCCTCCATCGCCGGACTTTTGAACATGAATTCCATAACCATGAAGCTTGTCATTTTCCCACGTTCCTGCGTATTCATGCCACTTTGCGAAATGAGCATTTTCGACAGCTTCGTCGCTGGTGTAGTTTTTTAGAGGTATTCCATAAACAAATGCGGGCGTACGAAGAGTTCCACGTCCATGACGTAAATGGCTCAAACATATGTCGTTATTTCCTGTGTAGTTTGGGTTTTCACACATATTTCCCATATAAACGGCCCCGTCAGGGTAACTGTATATATACTCAGGAGCACGTCCATGTTCAACTTCTTGTTGTTCTTGTTGTCTTGCCATTTTTTCTCTTTTCAAAAAGTCAACAATCGCAGGTTTAAGATAATATTGATCACACTCCATAAAGGCTGAGATACATCGGATCCACAAAAACATTTCAATTTTATTCATAATATAAGAAAAATATACAAGAATAAAAAAGAGTTAGTTCATAAACACATATACATATTTATCTTACCGGTCTCTGGTCTTTCATATCGTTGTCTCTCCCCGTCGCATGTTTGATTCACTCACCGCAGGCGAACGGCATCTGGCTCTGGTCGTCGCACATCGCGATGAAATCATGTTCTTTGCTTGAAGTCAAGTTTGCCATGATGACGTCTTGAAAGAACTCGCGGGTCATTTGTTCTGGGTCACAGACAAATGGTTTCTCGGTGTCTTCATCCCCCCAGTTTGACGCGTGGTTGAGATTGACTTTGCGGACATCAATCGCCGCCGGCATCTCCGCCGCTCCTACCGGTTCAACGGCGTGTTTCGACGCACAAAGAGCGGTTGCTTCAAGATTCAGACGCGTGCGAGGTCCGTGAGGATGAGCGTATGGCTGACGACGACGATGTTGTTGTTCTTCTGACTCTTGTCTTTTCAGAGCAGCTTGAAGCCATGGCTTGGAACGACGTTCTTGTTCGTGGTAGTGTGCTTCGTCGCGTTCGCGAATCTCACGTTCGCGACGTTCGGTGTCTTCGCGAAGACGGTCGTAGGAATCGCGGCGTCTGAGTTCTTCACGGGGGATGTAGCGTTCTTCGCGGCGGTAGTCTTCACCACGTCTTAGTTCTTCACGATCGATGTAGCGTTCTTCACGAGCGATGTAGCGTTCTTCACGGTAGTCACGGTCACGGCGGTTCTCTTCGCGCCTTGGTTCTTCGTGTCTTGGTTCTTCACGGTAGTCGCGCCGCGACTTGTATTGCGAGCAGTAGGACGACGTATGTCCAGTCTTGTGGCAGATTCGGCAGGCTTGATTCAGGAGCGTTGGACAAACGACCTTTCCATCCGGTCCGGGCTGGTCCTTGACATAGTGACTGGTATATTCCTTCTCTGATTTTCCGGCATCACGGCACACCTTACAGAAAGGAGTAGCCACAACGACGGAAGTTTTGCGGTTGGCAGTATTTCTAGACGACGACATTTGATTTGATTCTTTCTGATTGAAGCTCTGTTATATGTGTAATTTGAAGAAAACATTTCAATTTTTTTTCAAATGCTTGAATTCATTAACATCATCTTATTTCTTTATTCTTTCTTTATTCTAAATGTCCTGCCATCAAAATCGACGAAAAGGAGTTTGTGAATTCTTCCAAGTCTTTTTCGGTTAAGTCACTTCGTTTTCCGCGAGGCGCCTTAGGGGTAGGAAGGTCGTGGTCATCGTCTTCTATCATCGCGGAGTTAGAAGACGTATGTAGTTTGGAATGAGGCATATTGATGTCGTGTATATATTATATGTTTATTTCTTTATTCATTATTCATCGTTGATTGACAATATATCGACCGCATATTTCTCGCATAGTTTCTCTTTTAGATGTTGTAGTTCGAGAGAAATAGTTGCGTCGGTAAGCAACGGCTTCAACGACGATGGTGTCACCGGTAGTCGAAATGTATGACTACACGTCCATCGAAATCCGTTTCGATTATCTTTCTGGTCATATACAAGTGAATATACGCATGATGACTCGTCTTCATTTATAATACGAATTTTAGTATATTTTGGTAAATGCTGATTGATCGCGGTTGTAATGTTTGCGTCTTCTGTTTTCCCGAACTCGTCATCGTAGATGGGGCCCTCTTCCACATTTTTCTTTTCTAAATCCGCGACAAACTGATTTGCGGAATCCAACTTTTCATGTAATGATATTTTTCCGGATTTTGAACTGACCCATGATCGCGATAGCTTGGGGTGTGACTCGACTTTGAAATATTCTCTCGGAACCCGTTTTCCATTTTTAAGATTCACGAACTCGCGATAATACACGACATATTTCTTCATCATACTTTGTGTAATGCCTGGTGGCAACATTTGCGCCGTATGCTTTCTCTCGCGTTTATCATTTCTAGGACACGACAGGGTATTAGATATACTAGGTTCCTGGGCGACTGTTGTTGTATCGGCAGCAGAGTTCATTTTGTATAACTACCGTATAAAACATATGAAAATGAAACGCTTCTAAATATGACACAATCATGCGATAAACTTGGAACGGAATTTTAGTAACATATTAGTATATAAGATGCCTTCCACACGCCGTCATCGTTGGTCCATGAAATACAAGCGCAGTATCAACTGCCGCCGTCCGCGTGGATTCTCTCAACGCCAGCATTGTAAGTATGGACGGCGGGGATGGAAAACCGCAGTGGCGGTCTCGACGACGACGCCCCAACGCACGCTCGCAAGAGATTAAATTGAAGTGCTTTTATAGAACACTGGTATAAATGTATTATCGTGATAATCTAATCTAATATAGAAGAAATGAAATCGTTGTTTCGTGGGGTTATTGAACGCATGATGATAATGGTTAAATTTCCGGTCTCGGTTTATCACCATGAATCGGCGTCAGCGGTGGCAGCACCTGTGACATTAGGACGTTGGTGTATCCATTATGACGAAAAGATTATCGATCGCAAAATTATTCAGGCAAATGAAGACCATTGTGGTTGCTGTGTCGTGCCGAAGAAGGAGGCGGAGACAGCGACGGTGAAGAATAAAAGTGTGGTGCTCTATGAAAAAACGGAGGAATATTTGGTGCCGTATGTCATGTAATGTAATGGAATGGAATGAAAGCGTAGCGGAGCGGATAATAATATACATCGTCAGTATATAACGGCGTATATTGCGGAATTAAGAATACGAATGGAGTATAAACAAATCGCATCAATTGTGGCATTCACAATCATTTTCTTATCGGCGTTGTTTTTATTTATACGTAATTACCCGAGTGACAAGGAGTTTTCAGTTGTGTTTATTGTAGCGGGTGGGGTTTTGTTATGGTGTGCGTGGGGGTCGTATCAGGAACATGCTGACACCACGAAGGCAGCAAAAAATGATCTCACAAAATAGACCGGCTTATAATATTGCCGATTATTTCTTCGAAAATTCACTCGATCCCTCTGTATTGTTACAACTACAAATGATGCTTAATAATATACGCACTTAACAACCCGCTAATAACCGAAAAAAACAGAACCGTTTTACATATATCAAAAAATTCATTTTTATCAGGAATGTGAATTTTTATTTGGTCGCCGACGTGTATATATTTGTGCGTTTTGTGTTTGCCATTCATTCCAATATTGAAATGGATAAGCGCCTCCATAAAAAAAATAATGAATGTGATCAGGGTGATTACAATAAATAAGGTTTTCATTTTTTATTATATATGAGTAAAAAATTGTGGAAGTGACAGCCACGCGAATTACGACTGCTCTTGTGAAAATAAACGAGTGATGCGATTATCTCAATACGTCAGCCATCGTCCTTTGATAATGGTTCGGTTTAACCCAGATGAGTATACCGATGCTAATGGTGAGGACATTACTTCATGTTGGGGTGTGAACGGGAAAGGTATTTGTGTTGTGAAGAAATCAAAGGAGAAAGAATGGGAATCGCGCTTGGAGAGGTTGCGCGAACAAGTGGAATATTGGACGAACCCTGAAAACGCTACGGAGAAGACGGTTGAAATCGTGGAGTTGTTTTATGATTGTGACTGTTAGATATATGACGCGGTGATAGAACGCGTATTGGAAATAGATGATTATTATGTTAATTTTTATATTTATCTTGCGATAAACATAAAATAGAATTGTAGATATGAGGCTGTGATGCACTACGAATTTCAATTCGAGTAGGCCCTCTTGTACCCTAAGTTTCCCTAGGGGATGGACTGTATCTTAGATTTTCTCCGGCTGCTTAAACCTTCACTGAAAACCCACCTCCGTGCGGTCTCTGATGGTCGACCATGGACTAACATAGCGTCTTTAGGTCGATCCCCTGCGGATTGCCCAATCCTTATCATTTTTACCATACCCAAGTTTTTTTCTTGGCCGCTTATTCCTTTCGGAGATAAGTTTGGTAGATAAGGCTCTAAGGGGTTTCCCGAACAATAGAAGAGGTGTCGCAACTCTGACGACGACAAGTCAGAATCACTAATTGCTGGTCTGGTTATATCATTAAAAACATGATACTGAGGACCCAAGTGTTTTCCCATAGCTAGAGCTCAATTGGCTATGGCACGCAATTTTTCCGGTCTTGTTTACTGTTGATAGTAATAACATCCACATTACTATAACTAGTACATCAAACCCGCCCATGCCAGACATCACACGAAGAACGTTGTAATTCACGGCATACACGCGCACCTTGGCAGTGTTAGTTCCCTCAACGGTGGCGTTGGAAAGAACAAGCTGAAGGGTGGCGTTGTCAATACGAGAGAAGTTGCACGAGCCGGAAGGCTGGTGCTCCTCGGGTCTCAGCGCGAAAGAATACAGGTTGATACCGGTATCAGGGGCGCGAGTGTGGTGCTGCCAAGGCTGAACGAGGTCGAAGTAGGTACCCTCGCGCTCAGAGAAGCGGTCCTGGCCGTTAAGCTGGAGCTTAGCAGTCACGACGGGGTTCTCACCCCAGCAGTGCATGTCGAGAGAAGTCTCGGTGAGGACGAAAGTGCCGGCATCAGAGACACCAGAAAGACCGCCAGCGCCGAAGTTGGGCAGGTTGTAAGGAACCGCGTTATCGGCACCACTCCACCAAGCGTTAGTTCCACTAACAGAGACATCAGCAGCACCAGCGTCAGCGAAGAGGCCAGAGGCGCTGATGTAAGAGCCGGTGGTGAGGGCAACACCGTCGTGGGAGCCGAAAGCCATGATGGCGTTGGGGAGGGCATCAACGGCGTCGGTGTAGTTGAAGGGCTGAGCGCCGAGGAGGCGGTTAAGAACGGTGCCAGACTCAAGAGAAGAGCAGTAGTCGACGTTCTTGTCGGGCTGGACAACCCAGATAAGCTCCTTCACGGGGTGGTTAAAGTTGAGCTTGATCTTGTTGGAGGAGGAACCGACGGACTCATCACCGGTGAACTGAAGCTGCTCGATGAGGTACTCGTGGGGGTTCTGGGCCATACGCCTGCGCTCGTCGGTGTCCAAGAAGACGTAGTCGACGTAGAGGGAAGCGGCAACGAGGGACTGGTTGTAAGCGGAAGTGACCTTGACGGCGGAACCGGCGGTGTTGTTCAGGGAGGACATAGCCCACAAGCACTCCTCGATGGGGCGGATATCAAGGTTGATCTTGACCTCGTGGTATTGAAGAGCGATGAGGGGCAGGGCCAGACCGGGGTTGCGGCAGAACCAGAACTGAAGGGGGACATAGAGGGTAGTCTCGGGGAGAGCGTTACGGGGAGCGCAAACCTGGCGAGGAGCGTTGGCGTCGCAAGGGCCGTCGATGTCGTTGAAGGAGGGGTCGGTGATGAAGGTCAGCTGGGTGGTGTTGCCGATCATCTTGAAGTAGCCGCGCTGCTGCTCGGTGGACATGGTAAGCTGGTTCCAGATGTGCATCCAGTCACCGTACTGGCGATCGATACGCTGGCCACCGATCTCAACCTCAACCTGAGAGATGAGCTGCTCACCGGGGAAGTCGAGCCAACGGGCATAAACGCCCTGGGCACCGGCAGAGTTCTTCAGAGCCTGGCTAATCTCGGGGAGAGTAACCTGAAGGTAAGTGCGGTAAGCCAAATCACCGTTGCGGGAGATGGTGCAGGTCACACGGCGACCGAAGTCAGCCTGGCCGTTAAAAGTCTGTTCGATAGACTCCATGGCGAAGTT